TCACCGTATGTTTTAATCTTCAAATCGCCTTTACGAACCAAACCGTACGCGGTCTCAATCGACACGCCAAGATACTTAGACCAAATTACCATGCCCATAGTGTAATTCGCAATAGAATTAGCCAAAGCGGTAAGCCAGACACCCGATGGAAGACACCCAACTAAGCGCCACCAACCACTACCATCAGGAGCATTGACGACCTTAGTAGTGAGCACCTCAATGCAGCGAACAAAACACACAACCCATAGCTTCGTCTTGTCATCTAGTGAATGCCACCCTTTAGGAAAATGCATACAACCCTTCACGGCGTCGTATTCTACGCCAGGCAGATCAAACAATTGTATGTATGGCATCATGCATTCACCAAGAACTTTCGCGTCAAGATGCATGTCATACCTGGAAAAATCACTCTCAATAATGACATATTCATCAAGAATTTTGTTCTCCAACATCTCAAGCTCTTGCACTGACCGGAACGCCGCCAATTCTTTTGCGTCAACATTGAACATCTCACAAAAGAAAGCAGTAGCACTTCCATGCAAGAATTTCATATTGATTCCGACCGGAATGAAATTATCAGGAGTTCCAACACCCATAGCCTTAGAAATCACGAGGAATATGGCTTTCATTATCACGGTAACTGACAATTGAGAAATGAAAAAAATACGTGTCTTATCAGGACGTACCCCATCTGTGCCGAGAGGTTCGTCGGGGATGATGGACTCAAGCTTCGGAGACATTTTGTGCACGTCAGTCATGACCATCCTAACCATTCGCAACATATTGTGAAATGAGTCACATCTTTCCACGGCCGTGCGAAGAACACTGCAAACACGAGCCATTTCAAAACTATGGATGTCGCTTTTGGTTGGGTTAGTCGGGGTGACGCCAATATAGAAACCCGCTGAAGAATTAGATGGAACAAAGATATCCGCATAATTCTGTTCATAAGAGAGGTCAGGAACTTCATATTTCTTTCCCTTAAAAATCTTTTCCGCCATATACTGAAATGACAACTCCGAGGACATGTGGTACGCTCTCTGCTGATCGAGACTCCACGTAACATGATCATTGTCCTCCAACATGTTCTTAACAAGCGAGTTAGCAAAGCTGCGCACGTCACATCCTCCTATCCATATGTCA